TCAAGACCAGCAAGTGTTAGCTCGTTCATGTAAATCTGAATGATGTTGTAGTGTGCACCACCCTGTTGACTCATTGTGGAGGCAATCACCAAATACAGAGGCAGTGTTGGGTTCTGTTTGAGAAGTCTTACAAATGCCATTAGGGTAAGATCCAGACGCTTTCTCTCGGTATTCCTATTCATATTGAGAAATACGATACCATCTGCGGGAAGGCTTAGCTGTTTGCGGGCAGACAGACGATCTGAATCTGGAAGTCTCTTAAATACAGCCATATTCACACCATGTTCAAGCACTGCAATCTCCTTGGTGGTTGTAGGGATACGAGAGAGTAGCACATCCTTCCATTTCTGGGTAAAACAGTAAATCTTGTCTGCACGGCTCTCAATGGTGCGCAGTAGTCCCTGGTCGCATCCTGGATACACCATATCCAGATAAATCCACAGTTTGAACGTCTTTTCAACGTTCTTGATAGCCTCCAAAAAGTTTGCAACAACAATAGGATCGTTGTAAATCATGACAATGTCAGGATTGACGGTGTCGATATACTCTCCGAGCTTGGCAAAGCCGAATCCCTGCTGCTTTGGCTCCTCGTTAGCGGCTGCATCATACTGAATCACGTGTTCTAGTGGTCTCATAAGGCTAGACCCTCTGGCAGGAGAACGCTGAAATCCATAATGAAACACCTTAACCAGAGGAATAAGAGTGGTGAGCTGTTTCAGCAGAGCATGTCCTACCTTTGAATATCCAGTGGTCTGTTCGGTGTGAGTAGAGACGAGAAGGAAACGAGTTGGCTTGGTAGACATTTTTATATGTATAGTCGGCTTGCCAGTAAATCAAATGTAGTATTCAAATAAGAATGGCAGCACCAACAGTAACAGCAGTGGTAGTTGGCACGAATTTAAATATATCGTGGACAGGATTTACTGGTCTCTTCATTACGCAGCGTATAGCAAATACTACCACAGGATCTTTCTATACGCTTAATCTTACAAGATCTGCTGGATTTGGATCCGTACCTATTGCAGCAATTAAAGCAGGACTTGGACCATCCTATCAGGATACGGATTCATTGCTTGTAGGTCTAGAAGGTACAGGAAATAAGAGTGCTTCCTCTACTCCCTTTGTACTCTCGACACCAGCACCACCACCAGGACCAACACCTACTATAACAGCCGTAGTGGCCGGTACGAATCTAACTATAACGTGGTCTGGATTTAGTGGTTCGCTATTATCTAGACTTGTAGTAGATACCACTGGCAACGCTATATTTGCTCTGACTAGCTATATTAATGCTCTTAGTGGAACAGCATCTGTACCTATTTCAACCATTGTAGCAGGTCTTGGAGGATCATATAGGTATACAGATTCCTTATTTGTGTATATCGGCGATGACAATGCTAATAGAATAGAATCTTCTCCTTTTTTCTTTTCAGCACCACCACCAACGCTGTCTGCGCCTGCAACACCAACAGTCGTGACAACGCCTCTGAAACGATTCACCAGTTCATCCGAGTTGATTGAATATAGGCGTAATAGGACTCTTGTTTCGTATTACACAAACCAGTTGAATATATTCCCTATAAAAAACAGGCCCTCCTCTCTCTACACCCATTTACATCAGGGGTTTATAACACCATCCTTACGGGTACCCTATGGATTGACAGCTCGTTCGGATGAAACATCTACACTCATTGGAACGATTGTAACCACTGGAAGCAGCGGAAGCAGCGGAAGCAGCGGAAGCAGCGGAGGCAGTGGAAGCGGCGGAAGTGGAGGCAGCGGAACCGGTGGAATCAGTGGAGGTAGTGCAACCGGTACGAACCCTACACGAACACTAACAACAGTTACGGTTAATGGTTCATTCAAATTTGAAGGTACATATGACCCACTAACGCTGGATATATCAGTATTAACACAGGCATTTGCTACGTTGTTTAATGTCCCAGTAGCCAATATTGTAGTTGGTGTTCGTCCAGGGAGTGTTATTATAGACTATATAATTAGTACTACACCTGCTGAGAAAGACACACTAGCAGCAACCATTGCTGCTAATACAACTCTTGGTAGCAGTATGCTTACTAGTATTACATCTAACCAAATTGAAGGATTAAGCTTAGTGCCCTCAGGAGCAGTATTGCCTGTTATTGCCGGTAAATCGTATATTGATAATGTTACTGTTACTACACTTGTTGGAAATAACGGTTATGTATACCAGAATGGAACTGGTACAGATGCTACATTGGCATATCCATCTTCAATCGTAACAGTTATGCCAGAGGATATAGAAACAGTATATGTACTCGATGGAACGAATACTATTGCAACAATAACGAATACTGGTGTTATGACCACGTTTGCTACATTACCAATAGAAACTAAGTATCGTCCAGCTTCCATGGCAAGAGATGTGTATGGAAGGTTCTATGTTGCAGAACCTGCTGGTCCAACCTTGACTCGTTTCTTAGCAAATGGAACAGTAGATACAACGTTTACATGTACACTTACATATGCGGTATCCGGTATTGCGCTATCATATGAAGATGAGACAAATATATATATATCAGATGCAACCAGTCACTGTATTAGTTCTGTCAATATTGCAACCGGAGTGATAACACATGTAGCCGGAGGATCTCCTTCCCCCGACACAGGTTTACCATATGGCTTTTTAGATGGGGATGCTACAACTGCACTCTTTAATGGACCAACAGGATTAGCTATTCGTGGATATCCGGGAAGTGAAAAACATATACTATATATTGCAGATACCAATAATCATGCTATTCGAGAATTAGATCTGAATACAGGTATGGTAAGAACACTAGTAGGCTACGAATCTGGTTGGGCAGACGGATCAAGTTCGGTTGCAAAGTTTAACAGACCATCTTCATTAGCATACAATCCCCTATATAACGATGATTACTTATTTGTAGCGGATACAAGCAACAATGCGATACGTATGGTTTTTATATCAACTGCTACCGTAAAAACACTTGCAGGAACAGGAACACGATCCTTTGAAGATGGACTTGGAACAGTTGCAGCATTTAATCGTCCATATGGGCTATCGTTAACGAGGACAGGTATTCTCTATGTAGCAGATGCTGTAAACTATCGTGTTCGTAAACTCGATATAGCAGGTAGTTATCTAACATCTCAAAAGGTATTTTCAATCGAACTTGATACGAATACTGGACTAAATGATCTAGCTGTTACTTCCTATGGTCTTATGTATGTCATTACGTTATATAATGAAACCGTCTATGCCGCATTGCCTCAGTTTCCTATGAGTCTACCCATTCCAAGTCCCGCTTTCCGTATTACACAAAACAATATACGTGCTGGAAAAACAGGTACGTATGGATATGTAGATGGTCCTCGTCTAGATGCAATGTTTCACCGTTTGTCTGGTATTTGTATAGATAATCGCGGGTTGATATATCTAGTTGACTCTGGTAATAATCTTATTCGTAGAATGAGTAATACCCGTACAGGCCCTGTTATAACCATAGCAGGACAGCCCGGATTTAGTGGTGGTATCGATGGTCCAGGCGCATCAGCTACAATCGGATTGCCCTATGGCATATGTCACGATGGAAAAGAGTTTCTATACATGTCCGATTACGGTTCAAGCACTGTTCGTAGAGTAAGTACGATTGCTCCATATTATGTTAAAACGATTGCAGGATCCTATTGCGTTAAAGGAAACGCGGATGGTGACGGCTCTTCTGCAAGATTTAACAATCCCTATGGCGTGTGTTATGATGGTTTACAGTACCTCTATATGACAGACAATACACTACACACAATTCGTAAGATCGATACATTACCTCCATATGCTGTTACAACCGTTGCAGGAACGGGTGTAGGTGGATATGTAGATGGTCCAGGCAGTTCTGCAAAATTTTGTTCGCCCTTCGGCATATGCCACGATGGTAGTCGTTTTCTCTACGTATGCGATGGCGATAATTGTTGCGTTCGTAAGATTGATACAGTCGCACCCTATACAGTTACAACGCTTACAGGTACAGCTGGCAGAACCGGAAAATTAGATAGTACATTAGAAGATAGTCTATTCGGAAAGGTATTCGGCTGTTACTTTGATAAAATAAACAACTATCTGTATGTTGTTGATAACGGAAACAACAGAATTCGCCAGATCCGTCTATGATCGAACATTCTCCTTCATCTTTGGTATACGTGTATACGAACCCATTCTATCCATATACGGTGCTGTGGGTATAGGATACAGATCTACAACAGACCTCTCACGCACAGGCAGAAGCATTTTCTTTACGGTTGTGCCTATCCAATCATAGTTGTACCGCATACTCATAAACGCATGCAACGCAACGAATCCTAGTAAGAGCGCCACAAGCCACACCATTGTTAGACTGTCTGAAACAATTCGGTCAGCCTAAGACAATATGCCTGGCGGACTGATTCAGCTTGTAGGTATGGGGGCTCAAAATCAATTTGTCAATGGAAATCCCTCCATGACCTATTTTAGTGTGATGTATAAGCGCTTCACTAACTTTGCGATGGAACATTTTCAGCTCAATTTCAGGGGAACCGACCTGAACCTGTCTCCCACACTACCCAAAGTACTTCGCTGTAAGGTACCTCGATACGCCGACCTTTTACATGACTGCTATATCTGTGTCAACCTACCCGACATCTATTCACCACTGTCTATCAATACCAATGGCACATCCGCAACAGCCTACGAATTCCAATGGATACCCAATATCGGCTACAACATGATTGATACCATCACACTCAATATGAATGGTACCTCTATCGTCACCATGACCGGCGAATGGATGAAGCTCTACACATATTTGAAATACAATGCCACTCAAAGACGCATTATTGATGAAATGGTAGGCAATACTCTGAATATGTATGACCCAGCAAATGGAGCAGGACGCACCAACCAATATCCTAATGCTATTCAACTACCCGGTGGTCTGACACCCGCACCATCCATTCCTGGTCGTCAACTGAATATACCTTTATCCTTTTGGTTCTGTCAAGAGATTGGACAGTCCTTACCTCTTGTAGCCCTGACAGAATCAGAGGTTGAGATTGTTGTGACATTCCGTACAATCTATGACCTATTCACTGTGATTGATGTACGCAATACAAGCCCAACATACGGTCAGCGCATTCCAGGTATTCCCCAAGATAATGTGCTTGGTATGCAGAACTTTTTGTCTCCTCCTCTTGTGAACGGAGATCCATCCCAGACAGCTCTACAAAACTGGAACCTAAATCCCTATGTAGAGGCTAATTTCATCTTTCTAACAGAGACAGAGCGTGCCCATGTTGCAGGATACGAAAAGACATTCCTGATAACACAACCTCGTTGGGTAGCTACACCCAAACAGTACGGATACAATGACATTCTGATACCTATGTTCAATCTGTGTACTCGTGTCGTTGCAGTGTTCCAGCGCACCGATTTAGCTCTCAACAATCAGTGGGATAACTACACGAACTGGACAAATGCTCGTATACCTCAAATAGACCAGACAGGTGTTCCGATTGGACCCCTAGTATTCTATACATCCGGCGTGAATACCCCCACAACCCAGCTTGCTCAGGATATTCTTCAAGAAGGACATCTGGTATTCGATGGTGCCGACAGATTCGATACCAAGAATACAAACTTTTTCAGATTAATCGAGAACTTTCAGTACAGCGGTGGAGATACCACATCCCTTCCAGGCATCTATCAGTATTCGTTTGCTCTCGATCCCAACGATATAACACAGCCATCAGGGGCTGCGAATGGGTCTATGTTTAATAAGACAAATCTTCAATACACCCTTCGTGTTCCACCTGTTACCAGCGTTGGTACACAGACAGGTCAGTGTGTCGTGAAGAGTACAGTGTTCAATCCTGTACCCACTCCTGTACCTACCACTGCTACGATTCCACCGGCACCAGGACTACCTGCGAATTATCAGCCAGGTGATACCCTATACATCACAAATCCTATCGATAACAATGGTATGCCATATCAGTACAATGGTATCATCTATGTGGAAGCATATAACTTCTTGAAGGTTACAAGTGGTCAGGCAAATCTTGTGTTTAGTACATAATGAGTGATACTGTTCCTGATATTGAGCCCGATGCGAGGCCTAGTGTGTCTGTCACAGCACCTACTGTGAGTGGACCAAACTCGTTCTTCATATTCTTGCTTTCCGCAACAGCATTCTTGCTGATGTGGAGAGTATCCTGGGAAGCTGTAAAAATTGTTGTGAAAGGTCAGGTACGCGATTTACTGTTCTGGATATGGCTTATACCCGTTGCTGGCATTTTAGGGTCTGTATTGGTACCTTCGTTGGGTACAACAGCAGTCTGGTTCATAGCATGTTCCTCTGTCGCAGCTGCTCCCATCGTGTTAGCAGCTATTTATATCATGATCTGGGGAGCACCAGCCTCATCTATCTGAAACCCATACAGATCCTTCGATGTGAGAGTAGCAAGCTCATCCAGTGCCGCTGTGGGGTCATCAAAGTTTCTGAATAGTATCTGATTCACCTCTGCGGGTGTCCATTTCAGCTCTACACCCATATCCCAAATACGGTGTGTTGGCTTCTCGCAATCATAAAACCCGCATACCATGTCTTCTAGCACCTTAGAAGAGCACTTCTGAAAGTTAACAATCATATCGATACGGCCTGGACGAATTAATGCCTTATCGATACGCTCAGGGAAGTTGGATGTAATCACCAACATTCTCCCACTAGATTCCAGTGTACCATCCAGAATATTCAGCAGAAAGGATAGATCAATAGGATCTTTCAGGATCTCCGTATCATCCACTGCAAAGGGATCTTCCTTTGGCTTATCGATCTCTGGCTTCTTCCACTCTCTGCGCAGAACGGTATCTCCCATTGCATCAATATCCTCAATAACATACAGACGCTCATGGATAGGAATCACAAACCTTTCTAGGGAGTTTCCATTCCACACATTGATATCCTCACTGAAAAAGAGATGTCTTAGCTGAGCCTTGGTCTTGATCTCCGATAGCTGGATATTAATGATATGTCTGTGAGCGACATTCGCAAGAGCCTTTGTCTCAGATGTCTTACCGCACCCAGGAGAACCGTGGAACAGAAACCCAAGCGTATATGGAATACCCTTCTTCTCATACCATCTCCTATTGTTCAGGAAAAACTCTGTGTGCTTTCTCACCTTATTCTGCTCATCAAAATACACATTATCGAAGGTGCGCGTTGTCGTGAACTTGTGTTTGGAATATACGAGGAATCCAGTAGGAAGAGGCTGCTGTGTTCCACGCTTCTCATTCTTCTGGACTACCTGATCGAAGAAATACAGGTTGGTACCAAGCTTATTCGACATACGCCTCTCATAATCCTGATTACAGGTATCCACAAATGTTTGAAGATGGCGAATATCGTGCTCATACGAGAATATCCTGAACTTGATATTCTTAATAAGACCATCATCGCAATCAACACTCTTCAACTGAAAATAGATATCCGTATCGATACACACAGGATCAAACTCATACGGCACATAATCATGATTTGCGATAGCCATTAGCTTCTTGGTAGCAGGTGTACAGGTCACATAATGAATGATAGCATCCATTCGGGTCAGAAAGGGTGGAGCACCATTTTTGGTAGATTGATTCGCATTTGTACCCCTCTCGCATAGGATTTCAGACATAGGTTCACGTTCTAGGGGAGCAGCTTTCGGCTCAAAGCTAGTCTTAAAAAGAGACTGGAAATAGGACAGGTTTCGCATGACATAGTCATATACGCCAAGTGTGAGCAATGTTTTGATAGGTGTAGAGCCTGTAATCATCTGAACAGACATGACTGTCTTCGCAATATCCATCAGGGGAGGAACCTGCATTATTTAGTGCGAGGTTCCTAAACCCATACATTTATCGAGCGTCTGGATGTTAGCATGGACAGGCTTGGTACGTTTGAGGCGGAGCTGCTGGGATGCCTTGTCTACCGTCTCACTGGATAGAGCCACATAGCTTCGGATGTCTCGGGCAGTAGCCTGCGTATTGATAGATGGCATGTACAGTCTGATAGGTGGCATAGCGATTTTTAGAGGAGTACCACCCTCCTTGACATATCGCCTATACTGATCAATATTCAGAGTACCACCAAAGAGTCTTAGGGCACGTCTATCCGGGGCGGGGTGGATATCTGTGTTTGGAGGATACATGCCAGCATACACAGCCTTCAACAGAGACTGTCTCAGCCAACGTTGAGAATCCGTCAGAAGAGGATCACCATAACATCCTCCTAGGGCACACTCGGGAGAGCAGTAATGACCTTCGGCGGTATATTGATTCGAATACACATCGTAGTGCGTTGGTAGGACAATAGCCTTCCAATCGAAGGGATGACAACACCAAAAACATGCCGTATTCGGTGGGTACTCTGTTTGAAGATGAATCTTAGATACGATAGAATGAATAACAGTCTCGTCAAACTGCTGTTGAACAGCTTCCTCCTTCAAGATCTGAGAGTATTCCTGGACAGAATATGCCTCTGGGATGTCATGTGTGGCCGGGTCTTTCTGCGCTTCTTTGGATACTTTCAGAAAATAGATGATAGGTGTTTCAGATACAGGTGTTTCTTTTATTGGAACTGACTTCTTTTGTCTGGGTGGCATTGTGTAGTTTAGTGGCTCCTCTGAAAGTCCCCAAAACGAACAGTCATTTAGAGATAGACTTATGCTTGGTACACAGATGGCAGGATATAAGAAGCACACGCATCGCGAGCACGTTCTGGCTCTGCCCGATACGTATGTTGGGTCTATTGAGACCGTCGCAGAAGACATGTATGTGGTGGAGGGCGAGTCTTTCGTCTTGAAAACCGTTCCGCATTTCAATCCTGGGTTCTACAAGCTGTTCGATGAGATCGTGGTCAATGCTCATGACCATGTTGTCAGGACACGAGAGAAGGGGTTGGCTCCTGTAAAGAACATCTGGATTAGTATCTCAGCAGACAGGTCATCTCTCAGCGTCAAGAATGATGGTGCGGGAATTGATGTCATGATGCATCCAGAGTACAATGTCTGGGTTCCTCAGCTGGTGTTCGGTGAGCTGCTAACCTCTACGAACTATGACTCCGCAGAGAAGAAGCTTGTGGGAGGCAAGAATGGGTATGGTGTCAAGCTTGTGAACATCTTCGGCAAACAGCTCACCATTGAGACTGTGGATGGAGAGCGCCACAAGAAGTACACTCAAACATGGAAGAACAATATGACTGTCGTAGAGACGCCCACAGTCGTATCCTCCAAGGTCAAGCCCTATGTAGAGATCGTGTGGACACCAGACTTTGCAAGATTTGGCATGACTGCTATCCCTGAGGATATGGTCCAAGTCCTCCGTAGACGCGCCACAGACCTTGCGATGACCGTTGGAAAGGACACAAAGGTTCATTGGGCGTTTGGAGAGGAGTCATCTACCATCAAGTGCAGGGACTTGGGTGCATATGCATCCGAGTATGTCAGCACTCCTGTGGTGCACGCTCAAATCAATGAGCGCTGGTCTGTTGCTGTCGCAGACACACCTACCGACGCATTTCTGGGTGTCTCCTTTGTGAATGGCATCTGGACATCGAAGGGTGGTACTCATCTGGACTATGTGACATCGCAGATTGTCAACCATATTGTGCAGTACTTTGACACCAAGAAGAAGATCAAGGTCAAGCCGTCTCTTGTGAAGGAGAACCTGGCTGTGTTTGTCACGTCTATGGTGGAGAACCCATCCTTTACATCTCAGACCAAGGAGACGCTGACAACAAAGAGCACAGCATTTGGCAGCACCTGCAAGCTTCCAGAGGAATTCCTCAAAAAGATTCAGACCAAGCTAGAACTGGTAGACTCTATCCTGGTGGCACAGAAAGACAAAGACGAGAAAGACAGCAAGAAGACAGACGGAAAGAAGCAGTCTCGTATCTATGGCATTCCAAAGCTAGATGATGCAACCTGTGCAGGGACAGCAAAGTCTGCGCAGTGCACACTCATTCTGACAGAGGGCGATTCAGCCAAGAGCATGGCGTTGTCCGGTCTATCCAAGGCTCAGCGCCAGTTCTACGGTGTCTTCCCTCTCAGAGGCAAGATCATGAACGTCAAGGACAGTTCTGCCTCCAAAGTGGAGCTAGCAAAGGAGATCGCAGAACTTAAAAAGATTCTGGGCTTGGAGTCCGGAAAGAAATACACCTCTATTGCCTCTCTGCGATATGGCTCGATCATGATCATGACAGACCAGGACTATGACGGATCTCACATTCGAGGACTTCTCATCAATCTGTTCCACGAGCTCTGGCACGAGCTTATGGAGATCAAGGGTTTCCTGACCTTTATGGCAACACCCATCGTGAAGGCCATCAAGGGAAAGCAGACTCTGTGTTTCTACACACAGTATGACTACACTCAGTGGAAGGATGCTGAGAACCGTAGAGGCTGGAACATCCAGTACTACAAGGGATTGGGCACCTCTACGCGGGAGGAGGCCCAGGAGTATTTCAAGGAGCTGAATGCTGTCCAGTTCACATACTCTGCTGGTTCGGATGGAGCTATTGATCTGGCCTTCAACAAGTCTCGCGCAGACGACAGAAAGACATGGCTACAAGGACACAATCCATCTGCGGTGGTGGTTCCCAATGCTGACAAGACTCTTCTGTACGAGGACTTTGTTCACAATGATCTGATTCACTTCTCTCACTACAATTTGGAGAGGTCTATTCCGTCTGTGATGGATGGTCTGAAAACATCTCAGCGCAAGATTCTGTTCAGCGCTTTGAAGCGTTCTCTGACAACACCTATCAAGGTTGCTCAGCTCGCAGGATATGTCTCCGAGCATTCTGGGTATCATCACGGTGAGGCATCGCTGAATGAGACGATCATCGGTATGGCGCAGACCTTTGTGGGCTCGAACAATCTGGCATGGTTCGTACCAAAGGGTCAGTTCGGTACACGATTGGAGGGTGGTTCTGATTCTGCCGCACCACGATACATCTTTACAGCTCTTCAACCTATCATCAAGCATCTGATCCCTCATGATGATCTGGCTATTCTGTCGTATCGCGATGATGACGGAATGTCGGTGGAGCCAGAGTGGTATGCTCCTATTCTGCCCATGATTCTTGTGAATGGCGCACGCGGTATCGGGACGGGATATTCTACGTATGTTCCATCCTACAATCCTACGACATTGAAGACTGCTCTTCTGCGCTGGCTTGGAGGAGATGCAGACGGACTGGATGTGAGTCTGGTTCCTTGGTACAGAGGATTCACTGGCAAGATTGAGGATGTCGGAAAGGGAGACTTTATGGTGACTGCGAACTATACCGTGAAGGGTAAGACTGTGGTGGTGCGTGACCTACCCGTGGGAACATGGACATCGCAGTTCAAGCAGAAGCTGGATATGTTCTGCGAGACTAAACAGTATGTGAAGGAGTATTCAGACACGTCTACGGATACCGATGTATCCTTTGAGATTACGCTGATCGATGCGATGGCTGTGGATGTTCTGGAGAAGACGTTGGGTCTCTCAGACAAGATCAAGACCTCCAACATGCATCTATTCAGTGCTGCTGGTACTATCACGAAGTATGCGACACCTAATGATATGCTGAAAGAGTTTGCTGCTCAGAGGCTGACCCTGTACGAGAAGAGAAAGGAGAACATGATCCAGAGTCTGAATAAGACGATTCCCTATCACAGAAATGTGGTGAAGTTCATCCAGATGAACTGCGATGAGACCATTGATCTTCGCAGAAAGACAGAGGAGGAGTGTACTGCTATCCTTGGAGATGCGGGGTTGGAGCGCCAGGATGACTCTTTCGAGTATCTGTTGAAGCTTCCTATCAGGAGTCTGACAGCTGAGATGATTGCGAAGCACACAGCCGAGTTGAAGGCTCTTCTTACAACACTGGATACGATCCAGGCAACCTCTCCCTCTGCGATGTGGACACAGGATTTGAATGCGCTTGTTGTTTAAGAGTATTGAGGTAGGATTCAACAATGGACTATCTGTCTCTCTTGGCAGAAGCGGATGCTGAGGCTCGTGAAGACTATGTGTACAAGCCTGAAACAGAGGTGTACATAGATACTAATTCGAACGCTTCTATTGAAGAAGAGACCCAAAACGAGATTCAAGTAGAACCAGAGTCTGTAATCGATTCGTTAGCAGTGCCTGTGCAGAACCAGCCTGAGATGTCTCTGCAAAGACACGTTGTGATCATTGATACGGCTCAACGCGATTGGACTATTCAGCCTAATGCATACTCAAACACTTTTTCGTTTGGTCTTCAAAATGCTACACCAACGGTGACGGGTAAGAATCAGATTCCATACTACTATAACAACCCTACGATTCCGTATTCAGCCTATGAGATGCCTACACTTGCGTCTGATAAGGGACAGTATCCGAATACAAGTCCAAGAATTATTCCTGGTACCGTAGGCGAGACATTCGGATGGAGACTGGTAACCAATACCACAACAGGGAATCTTGTCCATAGCGATGTGGTACCGGAATCTGCTCTGTCCTCTGGGTATAGTATCGTATATTTTCCTGTGTATGATCCAGCAGAGACAAAAGGTGCACGGATCGGTGTAGATTCTCATACAGTGAATAGTGTATCCAACGCATATCCGTTCGCCACTCAGCTTCATTTGTCGAATGTGCATTCGATGCGGTTAGTACACTGTGTACTCCCTGTTCGGTCATTTGATAGCTACAATGCTGATATATTTCTTACCAGTTCAGGAGCATTCACTCCTCTGAATACGAATGTTCTAGACAGTTTTTACACTGAGCCGTATGTCGTTATGACAATCGAGAATATGAAGGGTGCCTATTATGGGGCAAATCAGGTCATTCAGAATGCGTTCGCTGCCATGGTTCAACAGAGTAGAAATCAGTACTCTGCCGATGCTCGTGATATCATTGCGCAGTATATGGACTTCTATCCTTGGTCACTTGAATCGTATGTGTTCGAACCTCCGATGCTCCGTCTCTCAAATGCTGCGATTGCACTGTCCAATGGTGTTGGAAAGCCGTTCACACAGTTAGACGATATTAAGATAACGTCTATTACATTTGATACCTGCACTGCTACTACGGGTAATTTTGGCACAATGCATATTCGTACATCTCGACCGTTCAGTACGGATGAGCTTCGTGTGGGCGATATGATTACGGTATATTCTCCTGGCATTACACAGCTCACGAGCGACCCATCCTGTACACCTATTCTTTCGCAGTTCTTGCAGATTTTGGATTCGAACAATGTCTTTGTGAAAGAGGTTACCATTTCTAATTATCCTGGACTACCCCTGGTAGACGTAGGGTATTCTTTTAATGCTCTATTGAAGACACAGGGCTTCTCAAATGTATTGTCAACCTATTCTACACTGTCATCTCTGGTATTTGGTGGAACACTGCAATCCAATGCAAGCTTACAGCCGTATATAGCCTTTGAGGGTATGTCTGGATTTACCCAGACATTTAGTGAGCCTTATCCTCTGCCTATGATGAATATCAATATGCAGGCTACCTATACATTGGAGGTTACTACGCTTCATCCCGATGTTTCCAAGTTAAAGAAAATCATTCCCACCTAATAATACGAATGTCCCAACTGAGCGATTTTTATACACAGACAGCAATCCCGGGAGCACCAAAGCATACTGGCCTTGTACCGAATCTGAATGACCCTGAGACTGAGACTACCCAGGCATTCAAGGTGTTTCAGACTCACACAGAACCGCGCTTACCCTATGCCTCTACCTTTGACCAGCAGGCTACCATCCGGATCCACACAGCCACACCCTTAAACAAGGCATTTTTCAGTGAAGATAACATTCGCCATCTTCAAGATGAGATACGCTACGGTGTGTGGGTGGAGAGCGGTAATCAGTATGTCATTGAGAACCAGAATGCCGATGATCTGAAAACAGTGATGAGAAGCTATTATTTACAGTACTCTATGAATGATCCGACAAAGGTCAAGGAGGAACTTCATTCCCTGAATAGACGTGTCTTAGCCTTTGCTATTGACCGTGTCATGGTAGAGATTAGACAGTATTTCAAGTATCGCAATGATATTGTCAACTATCCTGAACAGATTAGTCGCCCGGTCAATGCTAGCTCCGTTGGGTCTAAATCTGCTGAATTTAAGACTTTCTTTTAGCAATGAAGCTGGTCAAGTTTCAGGATAGAACCTATCTCCGGACAGAAAAGGGTCTCTTTATCTGGGAGTCTACATGGGATACATTTCGACCTGTGGAGTCTGTTGTTTGGAACCCTACAACCTCCTCTGTTGAGCCATATTTTGGACAGTATATCTCAGACATATTCGATACACACTATGGATACCGGACAGATGAGATGCATACGTACTGTGTATCGTTGACAGACGCATATGTTGGATATTTGGATAACGCCCCAGCCTTGGATGTTCAGCGTTTCTGGGCGTGGTCTGGGGTACCTCTCGCATGGTCAGGAGATAGGCAGTTTGCCTCTCATCCCTGTCATCCGAATCCCGATAGAAAGGCATTCTTACAGAGATATGCCCTGGCTGCAAAAACATATAAACGTTCCCCGCGGAGTAATGTAAGAACACGAAAGGTTCGCATACAGTAATGCGTGTGAATCTCATCTACAATTCTACGACCCAAACAGGTCTCGCACAAGATGTTCATCTTGTCAGAGGTATGTGGAATATGGTAGACTCAACGGCTGAATTTAGTAAGGTGCATCACACACAGCCGCAGTGTGCTGAGGCAGATGTTAATATCTTTTTTGAGGTAGTCAATCCATCTCTGTTCATCTATGCTGGTATCAACATCTGGATTCCCAATCCTGAGTGGACATATGAGACATGGAAGGTATATATTCCTCAGTTTGATCAGATCTGGTGTAAGACCGATCAGTGCTACGGTCTGTTCAGACAGTATAGTATCAAATGTATTCTGACAGGATGGTCTTCTCTTGGTAGAGGTGTGGGTGCTAACAAGAACTTTGATAAGGCTATTGTTTTGGCAGGAAAGAACATGTTTAGGCATCCTCAGATTGTCGTGGATGTGTACAAGCATGTTGAGAGTGTAGATCCCCTTCCTGAGCTCCATATTGTGTGCGATGCATCTCGTATGAATGTTGTTGTTCCAGAGAATCTGTCATCCAAGATCTTCCTTCATTCTGAGATGGAAGAAAAAGACTACAACGAGCTACTGAATGAGTGCGGTCTGGCTATCTGTATCTCTGCCGCAGAAGGCTTTGGTCATGCTGTTGCAGAGGCTGCATCTACTGGTTGTGCCCTTCTGCTGGGTGATATTGAACCATTCCAAGAGATGGAATACGATGCTGTGTGGGTTCCTGTACACACTACTAGGGAGTTTGGTAGGATGGTTCCCCTATCTGTATTTAGAGGTCCTGATGTCATGAAGGCACTGGATACCTTTATTCAGATGTCTACCGAGAAGAAGATTACAATGGGCGAGACAAATCAGGAGGCATATATCAAAAATCACAATCGTTGGGTGGATACGATGAAGTATGTCATTGGACAGGTTCCTACAACAGTGTATTCTCTGGATGCCACTGCTACTCCCGAAGAAGATCTACCAACGGTGACTATTGTGACACCTACACGCGACCGTCTCAAATTTATGGAAATCTGTGCGGGATCTGTTGAAGTCCAGTGCTATCCAGCAGATAAACTGGAATGGATTGTTCTGGATGATGGAAAAGACACCTGTGAAGACCTTATTAAGCATATCCCCTTTGCGAGACATGTTCTGTGTACACCCGGTATTTCAGTGGCAGAGAAGCGCAATATGGGTGCCAGGCTAGCAAAGCACTCTGTTATTGTGAGTTTTGATGATGACGATATCTATCCTCCCAACAGTATTCTGTACCGTGTATCTATGCTGATGAGAGGCGAGAAGGGCTGTGTATTCTGCTCTGTGCTGCCTACCTACGATATCTGTAATTATATTTCGTTCATGAACAACCCTCCTATTCAGCTCGCACAGGCTGAACGTGTATCAGAGGCTACACTCGCATTCACAAAGGCATTTTGGGAGCAGAAGGGGTTCGATGATGCATGTAGGATGGCAGAAGGAGACTCATTTATTCGCGGTCGCGAACATATGTGCCGGGAGATCTCTCCCCAAGAGGTTATTGTGAGTTTGGTTCATCGCAAGACTACATCCTCTCGTAAGGCGCCTGAGGGTATGCAGCCGAATGGGTGCCATTTTGGATTCACGGATGAACTATTCAAGATGTTGTCTGAGATCGGTGCTTAATAGCCAGTGCCGAACATCATATGCATCACACCCTTCTTTGCAGTCTTACGGTGGTGCTTCCTGCGGTGCTTCTTTGCAGTCTTCTTGCGGCCACCAGTCTTTAAGCCAAGACGCGCAGCAGCACCAGAAGGCTTGCGAACAGGACCAGTAGAACGAGGCTCGGGTGGGTTTGCCATCTCTGCCCTCTTAGCCTTTGCTAGATCAGCACGAGCCTTGTCGCCATGTTCTTTCGTAGCAGGACTAGCACCTGGCTCAGCACCCTTCTTGATAGCCATATTTGCATACTTCTTCATTAGACCAGTAAGATGAGACATTTATCTATATGTATCTATTTTTTACGAGCGTTCCAGGAGAGAACGAGCGCACAGAATATACATGAACAGAGCATTGACCACAGGCAGGGTCATCATCAGAACAGAGGTCATCAGCAGCCTCCACCCCTGCTTGCCACCAGACTGGAATATCACGAGCAGATCCAGGAGAACGGTTATACCAGCCCCCGCGGCGAGAAGTAGAAAGAGTACAAAAAAGAAGGTGCAGACAGTGTTACTGCTGATGGATCGCATCCAAGCGGGCTCATACATAGACATTTATTAGGAGGTACTGATAAAAGTTTGGCCATAAGGATAATGCGTCTATTCAAATTTCCCAGACGATTCAGTAGAGCATATTGCAAAAAGACTTCTTGCCGAAAGATGGGCTTTACGCAGAAGGCTTCTTGTCGGCCGTATAAGAACTGTTATACGAAGAAGAATCGGGTGCGCTAGGCTTACATGTTCCACCTTAGTGTGTATTGTGTAGTGTGATCGGGTGAATACGTTTTAGTCTTAACAGCTTTATGGCTCGATCTATCAGGGTTGGTCGTTTGTTTCGGTGCGTAAGGATATAATTCTCTATATACGATGGATCGTCATACATCGTATATAGCAGTTTGTTACCATTGTAGAAGTGGAATGCAGGAAGAGACACGATCTCCCTGTCATGTCTGTATGTCTTAGAATCGAATGTTCGCATGCTTGATGATATGCTGTTCTCCTCGCATACCTTCTCAAACCGAATAATACAATTCGTCTGGTTCATACTATACGCTGCGTCAATAACGAATACCACTGAAAGCTCCATGGTATCTGTGAATACTTACACAGAACAAATCCGTTTTAGAAACCTTCGCCTTCATTATCGTCAAATCTTGCCTGTTCTGCTACCTCTTCCCCTTCGGAGGAACGAGCTCTCCTATCGCCATAATCGCCATAATCTGCTAACTGTTCCTTCCCATTCACTTCTTCTACCTCCCCTTGGGGTCCCTGGTCACGCTCAGCATTGAATCCCTCGTCGGGAACCTCTCCCTCAGGTACTTCTTCTGCAACAGACGGCTGTATATCGACCTCTTCTAACTGTTGAGCAAGCTGAGATAGTATCTCTTCTCTGTCTGCATTTGTGATGAGATAGGGTGCTAATCCAGTATCAATGAGTGTCTTCACAATCTCACGCTGAGCATCTGGCAGACGACGCATACGAGCCTTGAACTCTTCACGCTCTCTTGCTTTGAGGGTATCAATCATCTTCTTGGAATCTGATGCCTTCGCTAGCATAGACCGTACCAAGATGTTCTCTGTCAACGACCGTTCAAGCATAGCCTTTGCGATAGGATCATTCATTGCTTCGGAAACTATCTCCACCAGAAGACCCGTACAGTAATCGCGTATCAGAGAAGGATTACCGTATGCACGTTCCAGATTGGATAGATTCTCAGTCTTTCGAAGCTTCACCATCCATTCCAGTGTTATGCTACGAAGCGCTTCTGCTGAATCCAGTGCTAACACCTTTTTGAGAGCTGGGAAGTCTGGTACCTTTCTCTTTATACGTGTACGAACCTCCTCAGATGTGGGTGTATACAGTGGTAGAATAGGTGCCGGTAAAGGTACATCGGTTGCCTTAGAAGAGGGGAAAATCCTATCCGTGACAGCAATCTCTTCTTGACGAAACGAGAATGGCATAGAGGGTGACATCCAAGGAGGAGACTGGGGACATCTGTATCTAGTTTCAGGATGTACAACAACACTATCAGATGGCTTCAAGAACTGGACATCCTTTTCTGGTCTGACAATCGAAGGCTGAAAGGGTACGACAGCCACAGGAACAAATGCACCTTCTAATCCTTGTTTGGCTTCTTCTAAGGATGAGCGGAATGCTGGCACAAACTGCTTGGTCAACGATGATACCACAATCTTCTTCACACCTTTCTTATCATTGAGGAGAGTGCGCAGAAGCACCACAGAGGAACCCTTAAAGGTGGAAGGATATGCCTCAAATGTTTGGATCAGTGCTCCCATCAGAGAATCTAGTAAGGGAGCATCATTCTGATCCTCTGTATCGCGAGGAAAACCACGGAGTATTAGAGGCCTAGATCCAAAGGAGCGACGAGGACGAAGTTGAGGTATGTGAGTCTGTAAAAGAATAACAACGCCTGCAAAGCCGAATACAGCGCGCGCAAGATCTACATCGGAGGTCTGTTTAGCGGTTAACTTCTTCCCTGCGATCTTGGATGTTAATTTAGCAGACTCTGAGCGTATAAAGCCCAGAATAGGTTTCAGCTGGTCTTCCTCTGGTAGTATCTGTAAAAGGGAGAATAATAGGTACATGATATCTTCTGCGGGATCTGCCAGCTTTAAGAGAGACTGTATCGTTTGAAGAGATGCTGCAAATGTTAGATGCTCTGTCTGATCGGTTACACCTCCACCCAGTGTAGAACGCATCTGTACGAGTCTGCCATGTTCATCGAACTCATCTTGGGCTACCAGTACCTCTGCAATACGGTCTCCACAGAACTGACATATACGGAATCCAGAATCCACAACAGACCATGTACGGAAAAATG